AAAATAGATAACGCAGTAAACCCTTCACACCACAAAGGTATTATTAATAACTTAGAGTACATGGATATCATGGCTCAACTGTTACCACGTAATACTTCTAATCCTTATCATGCAGCTCTTCTAGCTAATGTATACAAATACTTATTCAGATGCGGTCACAAAGATGCACCTGAACAAGAGCTAAAGAAAGCTCAATGGTATCTTAATAGATTAGTAAATGAAATTGCTAAAGAAAAAGAAGAAAATAATGATAGCGAAGTGAGTATGCGAAAGATAATCGAGGACTATTATCATGAAGAGTTTAAGAATAATTCGCATAACCCTTATGCTTATATTGAAGATGATGAAGAGGAAATAAGAGATAATTCTAATCGCTATGCCTCTATTGAATTCATAGAAAAGTTCGGCGTTAAAGATTTCTTTGATCTTATTTATCCAGATTTAAGTAAAGGAACTAAAGGACAAGAAGAAGTTTATAACTTAGGAAACTATATAACTGATAACCCTGAAGTATATAAATAAACAGGAGACAAAATGTTCTACTTAGCTGGCCCAATAGAAGGGTGTAATAGAGAAGCTATGGTAGCATGGAGAAGTCATGCAGAAGCATTTCTTCTCTTACATAGTCAAAAGGTTTTTAACCCAACTCGAAGAATAGAATTTCATATTCAGTTAAATGATTCTTCTTATTCTAATTCAAATAATATCTGTAATAGAATTGTTAAACAAGACTTAGCAGATATAGATAAATGTAATATTATAATTGCCGATGTAAGGAGGGCATCAGGAAAAGGTACAGGAACTTCTATGGAGCTTATGTATGCTCATACTAAAGGTAAGATCATTATCTTATGGGCAGATGAAGAGGATATACTACATCCTTTTTATGAATATGTTTCTACAGAAAAACATTTTATATTAAACGAATGCTTAGAAGCAGCTTTAAATTACACTTATTAAACAGTAAGTAAATCAATAACTTACTAGTTGCATTGTATAGGTAAGAAAGCCTATTCAAAAATAATTAACTAAAGGAACTTAATTATGTCAAACAAAACAGAAACTAAAACAGTAATCATCCGTGACTTAGAAATTCACTGGGCTAATGTTTATACGCCTCACTCTCCTTTTGGAACAGAGATTTGGGATATTCAAATAAGAACTGATGATGAAAAGAAAGCAAAAGAAATTGGAGAGCTAGGGATTAGCCTTAAGCAACATGATGATGGATATTACTTTGGAAATGTTAAGCGTAAAACTATCTCTGCTAAAGGAGAACCTTTAAAGGCTCCAGAAGTAATTGACAGCTCTAAAGCTCCTGTAACAGCACCTATTGGTAATGGTAGTAAAGGGAATATTAAAGTATTTTCTTACCCATATAAAGTAGGTGCCCGTTCAGGGATTAGTGCTATGTTATTAGCTCTACAAATTACAGACTTAGTACCTTACGCTAACTCTGAAGATGACTTTGACGTTATCATTGACGATGAAAATGATGTACCATTCTAAGGAGTATGTATGAGAGAAACTTTAGCTTTTCCATTCTATATTTCAGCTAAACTATTTGCTTGGTTAGCATCACAGATAGATGACGAACCAGTAATTTGTTTTTCATTAAGGGAATCAGAAGAAGTCGATCTTGATGATGACGATTTCCAATTCCCTGGAGTATAGTATGAGTATTGAAGTAACTACTAATACTATTAATCGCATTCATGTAGTAACATCTAGCCTTGATTTCTTACTTAATCAAGTAAAGAATCAACGCTTACATGTAGCAAACTTGTTAGCTAAAACAGGAGATAAAAATAGTTATGCTTATCTCCAAGAAGTTTTAAATGAGTTAGAAGTTACATTATCTGAATTCAAAGATGATGTTATAGAAGAACTCAAAAGTTAACACCATGCCCATCTTAGGATGGGTTATTTTATCCAAACTTAAAGGAAATATAATGTCTAAATATATATTTGATATTGAAGCCAATGGTCTTTTAAATAAGATTACTAAAATCTATATGGTTGTCTTCAAGGAAGTAAATGAACAATCATTTATTATTTTTACTGATGACGATCCTAAATACCGACCACTATCAGAGATGTCTGAATGGGTTAAAGCAAATGTAACTACTCTTATAGCACATAATGGAGTTAGATATGATATACCCGCAATGAGAAAGATCTTAGGGTATGAGTTACCAGATACAATTAACATTGTAGACACTCTTATTATGTCTCGAATGAATAACTGGGTTAACTCTAAAATGAAAGGTAAACATTCATTAGAGGCTTGGGGTAACTTCTTAGGTATTCCTAAGTGGGTGTTTAAAGATTTCTCTGGAGGCTATTCAGAAGAAATGTTAGAGTATTGTAAGCAAGACTGTAGGGTAAACGAAGCTGTTTATCATCATACTATTAACGAGTTTAGAGCATGGTCTAATAAATACCCAGCTTACAAACAAGCTATGCGTATGGAACATAGTATGGCAGCAGATGTAGCTAAACAAACAGAAAATGGTTGGCTATTTGATTTCAATAAGTGTAATAAGCTGATTGATGTTATCACTGAGAAGATGAAACACATTGAAGAAGCAGTAGAGCCTCACTTAAGTAAGGTCATCTCTACAATAGATAAAGAACCTAAGACAGCTAAGTATAAGAAAAATGGGGAGTATACTTTATCTTCTTCTAGAGTCTTATCTGAGTACCTTGGAACTATAATCTATCCTGAAGATGCATTGAAAGAAGAACCACCTATTAAACCAGGGGAAACTTTCCAACGTATTAAAGTAAGTATTGCAGGGATGGGGCAACAAGATAAAGTTAAAGAGTACCTAGAAAAGCTAGGCATTAAATGGACTCAATGGAACTGGAAAAATATTGATGGTAACTTTATTAAGACAGGACCTAAGCTAAATGATAGAGATATCTTAGCTATTAAGCACCCACATGCTGATATGATAGCTGACTACTATACTCTACGTTCTAGACGTAGTATCTTACAAGGATGGATGCAACAATCTGAAGGAGATGGAAGACTACGAGGTGATGTAATGGATTTAGGGACTGCTACTGGTAGACACTCCCATAAAGTTATCGCTAATATACCTAATGGTAACGCAGTATTAGGTAAAGAGATTAGAGAATTGTTTATCTGTCCTGAAGATAAGACACTTATCTCTGCTGATGGAGCTTCATATCAGATTAGAATCTTAGCTCATTATTTAAAAGATGAGGGATATACTGATACTGTTCTTAACGGTGATGCTCATCAAAGACATGCGGATATAGCAGGAGTACCACGTAAGACAGCTAAACCTTTATTCTTTGCTATCATCTTTGGAGCAGGAGGTGAGAAATGTGCTGGTATTATTGGAGGAAATAAAAAACAAGGTAATGCTATACGTAATAAATTAATTTCTGGTATACCTAACTTTGAAAATCTAATTGTCAAAGTACAAGATGCAGCCAAGCTTAATGGTTGGATTCCAGGTATTGATGGGCGTAAAGTTTATTCACCTGAGCCTTACAAAGCAGTTAACTATCTTATACAGTCTTGTGAAGCTATTCTAATGAAGAATACTATTACTGCTATCAATCAATCTTTTAAAGATAATGCTATAGAAGCTAAACAATTACTTATGTATCATGACGAATGTACTTGGGAGATAAACCCTGAAGATACAGAGAGAGCAGAAGTAATTATCAAGCATCACTTTAGAGAAGAACCTAAGAAATTTGGAGTTGATATTATGGAAGCAGGAGATGTCTTAATAGGCAAAGATTATTATGAAATACATTAAGGATAATAGTATGAGTAGCTTTGAAATATTAAAAAATGCCTCTGTATCCAGTATAGACTATAGTGAAGATGAAGCAGGTTTTGTCACTGTTAATTTAAACTATGGTGCTATAAAAGCTAAGCCTCATTACTTAGAGAAACATAATATCACTGATAAGTTCAAAGGAACTTTAATAATTTTTATTTCTAACTATGGTAATAGATGTTTAGCGTATGACCAAGCTATCTCTGAAGAAAGTATTTCAAAGGAAAACTATAAGGAATTCCCTTGGTCTTTCTCTTGTCATGCTAAGGTTAAGCCTATCAGTGTAAACAAAGCTTGGTATATGAACAAAAAGAAAACTAAAGAATATCTTAAATTTCAAGATGATCTGCACCCTTATTTATCAGGCGTTGTAGCTCCAGAAAGAGTCAGAGATAACAAAGTTAGATTAGAGTGTGACTTAAAGTTTGGTTTTAGTAGTAGTTTATCTGATGTAGATAACTGTATTAAGACTACACTTGATAGCCTACAATCTTTCTTTGGCTTTGATGACCGTATTATTTTTAAAGTAAGTGCAGAGAAATTTAAGGTAAATAAAAACGAGGATTATTTAGTAATTAAATTAAATGAAGTCTGATTTATGTCAACAAACATGTGCATTATATGGCATATGTACTTGTTCTAATAGTATCCAAAAAAATAATAATAAGGAAAATGAAATGATTAACTATGTGACTAAAAGAAACGGAGAGAAGATTGTTTGGAATGCAGACAGGGTTAACGATACTGTTTTATGGGCTACAAATAATGTAACAGGAGTAGATTATTCTACTATTGCTTTAAGAAGTTCAGCCCAGCTATATGAAGGTATTTCAACAGTAGATATCCAAAAAGTCCTTATTAAAACTGCAGCTGATATGATCAATGAAAGAACTCCTAACTATGATTTAGTAGCTGGTAGATTAGAGATTATGAATCTTCGTAAAGAAGCTTATGGAGTATTCGCTCCTCCTAGTTTGATAGATCATATCAACACTCTAGTAGGGTCAGGGCATTATGATAAAGAATTAAAAACTAAATGGTCAAATAAAGAGCTTAAATTACTAGATGAAGTTATTGACCATGACTTAGATTTAAATTACAGGTATGCAGCTACACAACAATTTAAAGGGAAATACTTAGTTCAGAACCGTAAGACCAAACAAATATATGAGTCTCCTCAAATGGCTTATATGTGTATGAGTATGGCGTTACATCAAGATGAACCTATTAAACAGAGATTGCAATATGTTATCGACTATTACAATGCAACAAGCCAGGGAAAGATTAGCTTACCTACTCCAGTCATGGCAGGAGTTAGAACCCCAACACGACAATTTGCATCATGTACAGTTGTTGACTGCGGCGACTCACTCGATTCAATTAACTCTTCAAACAATGCTATCGTCAAATACATTAGCCAAAGAGCAGGTATTGGAATTAACGGAGGGGCTATCCGATCTCTTGGAAGCGAAGTACGAGGTGGTGAGGTAGTACATACAGGTAAGATACCTTTTTACAAAACCTTCATGGCTTCTGTTAAGTCTTCTAGTCAAGGCGGAATTCGAGGTGGTGCTGCTACCCTTAGTTTCACTTGTTGGGATTACGAGTTCGAAAGCTTAGTAGTCCTTAAGAATAACAAAGGTACTGAAGAGAATCGAGTACGTCACTTAGATTACTCGATTCAATTCAATAAGCTTATGTATACTCGTTTAATTAAAGGGGAAAATATAACCTTATTATCACCGAATGTTTATAACGGAAAGTTATATGAAGCTTTCTTTAGTGATCAAGAAGAATTTGAAAGACTATATCTTCTAGCTGAAGCAGATAATACAATTAAGCTTAAGAAAACACTTAAAGCTGTAGATATCTTTGCTGCAGTAGCTAATGAGCGTGCTAATACTGGTCGCATCTATGTAATGAATGTAGACAATGCTAATAAGTATGGTACATTTAATGAGAAAGAAGCTCCAATTAGACTATCAAATTTATGTCAAGAGATAGATTTACCTACATCTCCAATGGGAGAACCAGGAACAGATGAAGGGGAAATTGCTCTTTGTGTATTATCTGCATTTAACTTAGGTGCTTGTGAGCTTAATGAGTATGAGCATCTCGGTAAGGTTGCTATTAGAGCTTTAGATAACTTGATTGATTATCAAAATTACCCTATCAAGCAAGCAGAGAAAATGAAACTTAGACGTTCATTAGGTGTGGGCGTTACTAGTTATGCTTACTGGCTAACTAAGCAAGGCCTTAAATACACTGATGAAGCATCTTTAAATGCTACGCATGTTTTATTTGAAAATATTTCTTTCAATCTTATTAAAGCTTCTATAGAGTTGGCTAAAGAAAAAGGGCATTGTAAGTTATACCATGAAACTAAGTGGTCAAAAGGTATTTTACCTATTGATAACTATAAAGAAGATCTAGATAAAGTCTGTAAGCCTGCTCTTACTTGTGATTGGGAAAGCTTACGTGATGATTTAAGTAATTTCGGTATTAGAAACTCTACCTTAATGGCACTTATGCCGTCTGAAACTTCTTCTCAGATTACAAACAGTACTAATGGTATTGAACCGCCTAGAGGATTGATTACAATTAAACAATCTAAAGATGGTATCATCCCACAAGCAGTTCCTGAACTAGAAAAGTATCGTAACTCTTATCAACTACTATGGGAACTACCCAGTAATACAGCAGTAATTAATCTTACTGGCGTGATGCAGAAATTTGTATGTCAAGGTATCAGTACAAACTTTAACTACAATCCTGCTAAGTTTCCTGAGGGAAAACTACCTATTAAAATAGTTATGCAAGACTTACTTCATTACTATAAATTAGGGGGTAAACAAATCTATTATCATAATACGAATGATGGAACAGCAGATCAAGGAGTAGAAGATGATTGTTCAAGTGGTGCATGTTCAATTTAATTAGTTAACTAAAGGGGGCTTCGGCTCCCTATTTTTATTATAGGAGAATAAGATGTTGGCAATCGTAGACGGAGACTCTATTTTATATAGAGCTACATGGGAGGCTAAGAGTTTAAAAGAAGCACAAGAAAAATATATAAGTGTTCTTGCAGACTTTATAGCAGAAGTATGGGCAGATAAAGCTGTAGTGTATATTAAGGGTAAAGGTAATTGGAGGTTTGATGTATTCAATGGGTATAAGGGTCATAGAAAGCCAGACGAAAAATATGCTGAAAGAGATCAGATGATTAAAGAATTATGTGTATGGTTAGAAAAAGAAAAGATAGCTATACGTTGTCATGGTTGTGAAGCAGATGATGTCGTAAGAAGAAAAGCAGTTAAGTGTATGGAGAGAGATATTGACTATACTATTATTTCTGCTGATAAAGACTTAGATTGTATTGAAGGAAAACATTTACGTCCTGGACCTAAGGGTCTTAAATTCTATACTGTAACTAAAGAAGAAGCAGAATACTTTTATTACTATCAAGTGTTGATAGGAGATACTACAGATAATATTAAATCACCTTATCAATTAGGCCCTAAGAAAGCTAAGAGTATCCTTGACAGTACCGCAAGAAATGCTTGGAAAACTGCTATAGAAAATGAATATAAAGCTAGATGTAAAGATGAATGGTTACATGCATTAATGTTTACTGGTTCTTTAATACATATACAAAGATATAAAGAAGATATGTTTGTTTGGGATGAATCAAAAGGAAATTTCTTTGATTGTAATTTTAAGAATGCCCCTTCATGCTATAATTACCCAAATAATTTAATTCTAACTCAAAATAAATAAACTAAACTTAAGGATAATATTATGACTACTCGAACTGTTGGAAAAGGAAATTGCCCTGCTTGTGGTTCTACTGACAATGTTTCATTATTTACAGATGATGATTCTGAAATAGTAAAAGGTAAGTGTTGGACCCCAGGTTGTAATAAGTTTTATAAAGACTATTATGCAGAGCTTGATGGTAAAGCAGTTACTCCTCCTGAAAATTCCTTTGAAAGTAAAGAAGATAATAAAGTAACTTTATCTGATTTACCTTTCAGAACTCATAGCGAAAGAAAGATATCTTCTTCTATATTAGAAATGTTTTCTGTAAGAAGTACTATCAATCCTGATGGAGAAGTAGAACAAACATTTTACCCATATAAAAAGCCTGATGGTATCTCTTATAAGATAAGAAGTTACCCCAAAACCTTTTCTATGAAAGGGGGATTACAAAATGTTTTTCTCTTTGGACAAGACAAATTTGAAGGTAGTTCCAGAAAACGCTTAGTCATTACTGAGGGTGAAGAAGATGCTTTAGCAGTTGCAGAAGCTTATAAACAATATAATGGTAATATTTACCCTGTTGTTTCTATCCCTTCCGCTTCTAACCTTAATCCTGTATTAGAGAATATCTCTTGGATTAAAGGGTTTGAAGAAGTAGTTTTGTATATTGATAATGATGAGGCAGGAGCTAATGCAGTTATTAAACTCGCTAAAGCTATTGGTTATTCTAAATGCAAAGTAGCTAAAGGTGAATTCAAAGATGCTTCAGATGAACTAACTAAGTCTTCTACGGGAAGTAAGGCAGTATTACAAGCTATATGGAATGCTAAGGTATATAACCCACAAGGTATTCTCCGTAAAGAGCAGTTAAAAAAGGCTATGAAAGAGTATGCTAAAATAAAGAGTGTACCTTATCCTCCTTGTTTTGAAGGCCTTAATGAAAAATTAAAAGGCATGAGAGAAGGTGAAATTACATTATGGACTTCAGGTACTGGTTCAGGTAAATCAACTATGCTACGTGAGATAGTTTATCACTTACAACAAACTACTGATGATTTAATTGGTGTTATTTCCCTTGAAGAAGCTCCCGCAGAGACTACTAAGAAGTTATCTTGTATGGCGATTAATAAAAACCCTACAGCAGAAAGTATTTCTGAAGAAGAATTAGATGAAGGCTTTGAAAAAGTCTTTGGCGATGACCGTATTATTGTCTTAGACCATGCAGGGGCTATCACTGATGGTATCGTATCTCAATTAGAGTATATGGCATCTATTGGATGTAAGTATTTATTCATTGACCATATTACTATTCTAGTATCTGAAGGTGCAGAAGGGTTATCGGGTAATGAAGCTATCGATAAGATAATGAATGACCTGCTTAAGGTAGCTAAAACATTTAATGTATGGATTGGTTTAGTTTCTCACTTAAGAAAGACTAGTGGGGGTAAATCCTTTGAGGAAGGTCAGTTACCTTCTTTAGATGATATTAAAGGTTCAGGTAGTATTAAACAGATTTCTATGGATATCATAGCATTCGCTAGAGATAGTGGGAGCAGTGAAGAAACTACTAGAAATACTATTGAAATGAAAGTTCTTAAGTGTCGTTATACAGGATTAACTGGACCAGCAGGGGCAGTCAGCTATGATTATAATACAGGTCGTATTCAAGAAAAAGTATTAGAACTATAATCATTTAACTTTAAATTTAATTCAGGGAGTATGTTGTGGATAATCTTGTAATCGAATATCTAAGCAATAGGCTTGGAAAGGTTGTTCTTAATACAAACAAAAGACAAGGGCTTGGTCCAGTTTATTTGGCTCGTATGTTAGGCGATGAGGAAACAGGGATAGTCTATGAAGAAGATTTAGCTCAATTAGTTAGTATTACCACTAATATTGTCTTAACTAAGTTAGCTAATAGTCCTTCAAATAATAAAGGAGAAGCTTTACTTACTAATACTGCTATCTCTATAGGAGCAGAGATAGGTAACTTTACTAAATGTAAAATAGATAAACAACAAATGCTACATATAGGAGACCTCTTTCTAGAGGCATTCTATCATGCTGGTTTCTTAGATATTAAAATTCAAGATGGCTTTGCTCCTCGCTCTGGCTCCCCTTATATTATTCAAATCAAAGAGAAGTTCTCTGATTTAATTAAACAACAGACTAAAAGGAATTTACTTCTTTATACTTCTCTAACTAAGATTCCTGATATTACAGGAGTGCTTCAAGGAGAAAACTTTGAAGTAATTAAAGGGGTTAATAATGAAAACAATAAACAACCCTTAATACTACATAAACATGTATTCGAAAAGGATATAGAAACTAATAAACCTTGGGTGCAATCGGTAAACAAACTACAGCAACAATCGTGGAGTATCAATAAAGAAGTTCTTGCTGTTATCACTTCTAATTTAGATAATATTTTACCAGTTAAAAAATCTAGATTAGGTAAATATAATAAAGCAGATGTGCATAAAGCCTATCAAGAAATGGTTTCAGAACCCACTGAAGAAAACAAAAATAAATATAATAAGGTATCTGCTAAATGGAATAAAGAGTTAGTTATTCTTAGAGATATTTCTAAGAGGGCAGAACTAGAAGCTATCTATAACAAAGCCTGTGCCTTAAAAGATGAGGATGAATTCTACCAGTATATTGACTTAGATTATCGTAGCCGAGTATACTACAAAGAACCTTTCTTTAACTTCCAAGGTGCAGATATGGCCCGTTCTTTATTCTTATTTAAAGAAGGAGTTAAGCTAAGTCATAAAGGCATTAAGTGGTTATACATACACACTGCTTCTTGCTACAATGAGTCTTATGATATAAATAACCTACCTGATTGGTGTTCATACGATTATAAAACCTATTTGAAAGCAGAAGGTTTAGATTCTATTTCAGTAGATAAGATGACTCTTCAAGATAGAAAGCTTTGGGTAGATAATAATTTAAACTTTGTTCTTAACAGCACAGATACTATTCGTCATAACTGCGAAAAGCCTTTTTCTTTCTTAGCCGCATGTGTAGAAATTAAAAATGTTCTTGCAGATCCAGAATATAAATCTCAATTACCTATACCTATAGATGGTACTTGTAATGGGTATCAGCATAGTGCAGCTATAAGTAAAGATGAGCTTACTGGAGAGTTAGTATCTTTAGTTCAAACAGATATACAAGCAGATCTATATGTTAAAGCAGCTAAAGCACTTATTAATAGTATGCCTGAGTGGTTTAAGGATAGACCTAATATGAAGATGAAACATATTAGAAAGTATATTACTAAAAGAGCTACAATGACTCGTGCTTATTCTGCGGGGGCCGATAAGATAGCTGATAGTATGTATGCTGATTGTTATACAGGGGGTATTAGTAAGAAGTTTAATATTGAAATGACTGACTGTGAAGTAGCAGCTAAAGAGATTATTAAAGCGTTAAACGAAGTATGCCCTGGTGCTACTAAGACAATGTCTTTCTTACAAAAGCTAGTTGATTTTGAGATAGGAAAAACTAGTGCGTATGATATTGATGGATCTGAATGGACTCATACTAAGAAAAAGAAAGCACACTCTAGAAAACAAACGCTAAAGAAAATTAAGGAGAAAACTTTAGATGAAGAGTTAGAGTTAGAATTAATAGAACAACAATTAACCCATGTAAAGAATACTCGTCATTTGTCGTATGGTAATGGAAAAGACCATATGAGTTGGATAACCCCATCAGGATTCCCTGTATTTTATTACAATTATTTAACAAGAGAAATGAATGTCTATGTTACCCTATCAGGAGTCCCTGTAGGGCATAAGAAGAATGGAAAATATACTGGAAGAATCACTCATGTACTGCAAGAGGCTTCTAACTTCCCTTCGCTTAAAGGATTAATGTCTGGCATTAGCCCTAATTATACTCATAGTCAAGATGGTTCGCATATGGCTCTCATAGTATCTCAATGGAAACATTCCTTTGGAGCTATACATGATAGCTTTAGTACCCATGCTGAATATGTAGATAATCTTTCTCATTTAACTAGACAAGTCTTTATTGATATATACGATAAAGAAAATTACTTTGAATTTATTTTAAACAATGTATTATCTAATACAGATAATGCTAACTTAGAACTACCTGAACTTGGTAACTTAGATATTACTGATGTTCGTAGCTCTGAATATTTCTTTTGTTAGGAGAACAATATGAAACCAACTAAACCAACTATGGGGATGACAGGAAGAATGTCAACCCAAGACCTAGATGATAGTGCATCTAATAATCCTTTAATGGATGA